GCACGAACGCCACCTCGGCCACGTCGTGCACCGTCTCCGTCGTCTTGGTGCCGTCGATCGATCCGGTCGACAGCACCGGCAGATCGGACGCGCGCGCGTTCGCCTTCTTCTCCGGCGGCGGGAATTCTGCGTCACACTCTGCGCACACCCGCGCGCCCGCAGGGCACTGAGCGCAGCAGTTCGGGCACGTCTTGACCGGCGCATCGCCGCCGCCCTCGCCCTTGCGCTCCTTGACCTTGACGTCGTCAACCGGCCCGTGCCGCGCGATGTTCCCGCCGTAATCGAGGATCAGGCAGTCGCTTTTGCCGTCGGCAACGCGCATCCCGCGCCCGACCATCTGCACCCATAGCGAGGCCGAACACGTCGGGCGCACGACCGCCAGCGTGTCGACGACGGGCGCGTCAAAGCCGGTGGTGAGGACGTCGCAGGACGCGATGGCCTGAAGGTCTCGCCGACGGAAGCGGCCGATGATCGCCTGACGCACCATCTGCTCGGTCTCGCCCACGATGACCTCGCAGGACACGCCACGATCGCGCACGGCTTCGGCCAGGTGGTGCGCGTGAGCGACACCCACGCCAAAGAGCAGCGCCGACGTACGGCCCGCCTGAAGCGCCGCAGCCACGTCATCGGCGACGTGCTCGGTCACGCTGGCCACGTCGGCCGCGAGCTCGAGGTCGCGCGCAGCAAATTCACCCGCGCGCACGGCGAGCGCGTCGGTGTCGATCTGCGCTCCGACCGCGCCCGTCACCAGCGGCGCAAGGTGCCCCTGCGCGATCAGGCTCGCCACGTCGACGCGGTAGCAGATCGATGTGAAGAGTGCCCCGCTACCTTGCGTGAGGTAGCCCTGCGACAGCCGATACGGCGTCGCCGTGAGCCCCACGATGCGCAGCGCGGGGTTTGCCTCGCGCAGCCCACGCACCAACGTCTGATACTGCCCATCCCCTTCGGCCGGGATCAGGTGCGCCTCGTCGACAATCAGCACGTCGACGCGCCCTAGAACGTCGGCGCGCTTTGCGACGCTCGCCACCCCACACACGGTAATGTCGCTGACGCGCCGCTGTCCGAGCGCGGCGCTGTAGATACCCACCGGCGCCTGCGGCCACACGCGCCGGCATGCTGCGGCGTCCTGATCGATCAGCTCTGCCCGGTGTGTGGCGATCACGACGCGCCCGCCGCAGTCCTGCACGACCACGCGCGCAAGCTCCCCAAGGATCGCGCTCTTGCCGCCGCCGGTGGGCACCTCGACGAGCGGATGAAGCCCGCCACGCTCCCAGTAGCGCAGCACCGCGTCCACCGCGGCTTGCTGGTAGTCCCGCAATTTCACCCGATCACCTCCCGATCACGCGCAGATCCGTTTCCGCGTCGCGTCCTGACGCCACCGTAGCCTTGATCTGCACTTTCGTCAAGCGCACGCTTGACACGTCAGCAGATCACGCGTAGGATGACTTCACCAACCACGCGGCGCCGGCCGCAAACAACGGAGACTACGATGACGAACCGCCAACAGACTGTCGTTGATTTTGTGCGCGCACACCCCGGCTGCTGCACGATGGACGTCGTGCGCCATGAGTGGAGCGGTCGCGGTCATCGCGCCAGCTACGCTCGCGTCCGTCGCCTCGTGCGCGCCGGCATGCTCCGCAGTGTGCGTGTCTCGCGCAGCCGCGTCGCGTTGTTTGTCGCCTGATTTCACACGCCACCTTGACAGCGGAGACCACAATGAGCTGGACCAACCTGCACCCGATCATGCGCCGCGCCATCCTGCGCGAGGCCGTGCGCCGCGGCATGGCGATCGACATCTTCTTCACCGCGATTGGCGGTGCGGTGTGAAGCGCGAATACGCCCAGACCAGCCGACTCGCGCACGCCGCTACGTCGGTGCTGCTCGCCGACCTGCTGGCGGCGACTGACGAGCCCGATCGCTGGCACGCGATGGCGATTTACGTCGACCTGCACGGATGGATTGAGGGCTGCAGGGACGCCCGAGTGGGCGAGGGAGTTTGATCATGGGAATCTTAAAGACCACGCTTGCTGACGCGATCGGCAAGAATCAACCGAAAATCGTCGTTTACGGCGCGCCAGGCGTTGGCAAGACCAGCCTTGCGGCAAGCCTGCCCGGTAAGCTGCTGATCCTGTCGGCCGAGGCTGGCCTGCTCTCGCTTGCCGGCGCCGACATCGACGCCGACGTCGTCGAGGTGCAGTCGCTTGATACGCTGCGCGCCGTCTACAGCGAGCTCAAGGCGGCGCCCGACGCGTACGCGTGGGTCGTGCTCGACAGTGTGTCCGAAATCGCTGAGGTGGTGTTGAGCGCCGAAAAGGCAAAGACCAAGGACCCCCGCGCTGCGTATGGCGCACTTCAGGACAGCATGCTGGGGATCATGCGCGCGTTTCGTGACTTGGCGTGCGGCGTCTACTTCTCGGCGAAAATGTCGACGACGAAGGACGAGGCGACGGGGCGCGTCAGCTACGGGATCGGGATGCCAGGCGCGAAGCTCGGCGAGTCGATCCCCTATCTCTTTGACGAGGTCTTTCGCCTCGTCGTCGTCGACGAGGACGACGGTGCAGGCGGCAAGGTGGCGTCGCGCTACCTCTTGACCTCCGCCGATGGCAAGAGCACGGCGAAGGATCGCAGCGGTCGGCTGGATGCATACGAGCGCGCCGACCTCGGCGCGGTCGTGGCAAAGATCAAGGCATGAAAGGAAAGACAATGGAACCGCAAGAAAAGCAATTTGTGATTGTGCGTTCGCGTGATGCTGGCGTGCATGGTGGCACGCTGGAGAACATCGGCGACGGCGGCATGGTGACGTTGTCCGATGCGCGACGAATTTGGCGATGGCGCGGCGCCAACACGCTGTCGGAGTTGTCGCAGCGTGGCGCGGATCAGGAGTGGACGCGCATTAGCCTGCCGGTGCCGGAAATCGTGGTCATCGGCGCGTGTGAAATCATCCCGTGCTCTGTCGTCGCGCGCGAAAGCTTGACGCGGTCGCGGTGGGGCAAGTGACCGGCGACGGCTCCGGCGACGGCTACGGCTTCGGCTCCGGCTCCGGCTCCGGCGACGGCGACGGCTACGGCTTCGGCGGCGGCTACGGCTACGGCGACGGCTCCGGCTACGGCTTCGGCTCCGGCTCCGGCGGCGGCTCCGGCGACGGCTCCGGCTCCGGCGGCGGCTACGGCTACGGCGACGGCTCCGGCGACGGCGGCGGCTCCGGCGACGGCGACGGCTACGGCTTCGGCTCCGGCTCCGGCTCCGGCTACGGCGGCTTCGGCGACGGCTACGGCGGCGGATAAACGACTGGCCCACGTCACGGGCTACCAGCCACACGCGGGGGATAGGCGCCCGCATCACGACAGAGGCAGATCATGAGCGACTGGACCAGCGACGACAGCAGCACCGCCCTTGGCTTCGACCTTGGGGAAATCGACACCACGCCCGACCTCCTGCCCGCCGGCGAGTATCCCCTCGTCGTGACGCGCGCCAGCGTCGAGCCGAGCAGGAACAACGCATCGACGAAGCTGGCGAAGATTGAGGAGACGATCACCGACGGCGCCTGCAAGGGCCGCAAGATTTGGTCGCAGTACGTCGTTGCCCACGAGCGCGGCGAGGTCATGGCGCGTGGCCGCAGGGACCTTGCAATCGCCGCGCGCGCGTACGGCGTCAGCGGTGGCGACCTCGCGGAATTCGTCGGGCGCGAGTGCAACGGCAACGTCGGGATCGAAGACGGAAAGAATGGATTCGGCGACCGCAACAAGGTGCTGAAGCGTTACCCGTCGCCGGCGTCGGCGCCGAAGCCCCAGGCTACTGCGGCGTCGAAGCCCGGCGCGGCGAAGGCCAGCGCGGCGCCGACGTGGTTGCAAAAGCGCAAGGACCAGATGCACGACACCTGAACGACTCGCCGCGTGTTGCCCCGAGCGCGGCACCCCGGCGGCATTCCGTCGCCGGGTTTTCGGTTGTGACGTCGGGGCGCTTTCTTGAGGACATTATGACGATCGACAGATACCGCGGCGCCCGCCGCATTCGGCTTGACGGCGAGCGCCTTGCGGCGCTGCGCATTGCACGAAACTACTCCCTTGCGCACGTCGCCACCGCGTGCGGCGTGACGCGCCAGGCGGTATGGCAGTGGGAGCAGGAGCGCAGCATTCCTGATGACCGCTGCTGCGAACGGCTGGCGTCGCTTTTCGGTGCCGACCTTGCGCCGGTGCTTGGCGTGCGGGTGTGGGAATGACGACGACGATCGACATACCAAGCATGCGCCTTGGCGCCGCGCTGAACGCGCGCGTGCATTGGTCGAAGCGCGCCGCGCGCGCGAAGAAAGAGCGCGCCGTGGTTGCGACCGTGCTGCGCTGTCATCGACGGCCGACGCTTGAGTCGACGTGCCCACCGACGATGTGCACGCTGGCGCGCATCGCGCCGCGCATGCTCGACGACGACAACCTTGCGGGCGCGTTCAAGTCGATCCGCGACGAGGTCGCCGCGTTTTTTGGCGTCGATGACGGCCCCAAGGGGCCGATCGCGTGGCGCTACGAGCAGCGCAAAGGCGCGCCAAAAGAGTACGCGGTGCAGATCGCGCTGACGTGGAAAGACGAATGACGACGAAGCACACACCGGGACCGTGGGGCCTCAGCGGCGCGAACACCGTGCACGGAGC